ATAAAAGGTCATATTGAGCTAAATGACAAGGCAAGTATTACAACTAATATCAATCAAAGACATTCACAAAATTTAACACAAATTAATAATGGTGTTGATAAAGAAGTGGATAAAAAAATTAAGGTGGAGTGGAAATGAAAAAAGAACGAGAAGATATGGAAATGAGAATACAATGGGGTATGAATATATCTGAAATAAAAGCACAAACAAAAAAGAAAAATGCTTATATAAAAGTGGATTTGCCTTCTGATTTTGCCAATATGTTATTAAAACAAATAGGCTCACAAAAAAACTACCCCATATACAATTTAAAACTAATTTGGGAACAAGATAAATAACAAATGAACATTCAACTAAATAAATCTCACAAAGAAGTATTTTTTGATGAAAACAGATTTTTAATATCGTATGGTGGAGCTGGAAGTGGCAAAAGCTACTCCGTTGCACAAAAGATATTGCTACGAATTATTGAAGAAGAAAATCATAAATTCTTAATATGTAGAAAAGTTGCAAGGACTTTAAGAGTTTCAGTATTTCAACTATTCAAAGATATTATTAGTGATTTAGGAATGATGGACGAATTTAAGATAAATAAATCTGATATGACCATAACTCATGTTGCTAATAATTCTATGCTTTTATTTTTTGGGCTAGATGATATTGAAAAGCTTAAATCAATTCAAGGTATTACAAGTATTTGGATTGAAGAAGCATCTGAAACAGAACAAGGCGACATATTAGAATTAAACAGAAGATTAAGAGGTTATACACCCTATTATAAGCAAATTATAATTACATTTAATCCTATTAGTCATCTTCATTGGTTAAAAACACATTTCTTTGACAATCCATCTAGTAAAGCATCTATTTATAAAAGCACATATTTAAATAATAGCTTTATTGATGATGAATATAAGCAAGAGATTGAAGATATAAAAAATTATGATATTCAGCAATATAACATTTATGCACTTGGCGAATGGGGTGTTTTAAATACTAATATTGTTTATCACAATTACGATTTTAAAAAGCATATCACGCAATTAAATATTAATGATTTTCAGCATTTGCATTGTGGAATTGATTTTAATATAGGTGGCTGTGTATGTGTCATAAGTGGCATTAGAGATAATAAAGTCTATGTTGTTGATGGTTTTAGTGCTTATGATACACAAGCTATTGCAAACACTTTAAATGGTAGTAAATATTATGGAAAACAATTTACTTTATATCCTGATGCAAGTGGTAAAAATAATAGTGCTAATGCTTCAAGGTCAAGTATTCAAATATTACAAGATGCTGGGTTTATTATTGATGCTCCTAATGCTAATCCACCTGTAAGAGATAGAATTGCAAGTGCTAATAGAATGTTTGCTAAAGATGAAATATTTATTAACGATAGGGTTGAAAAGTTAGTTAATGCTTTACAAATTCAAGCATATAAAGAAAATGGAGAGCCTGAAAAATCAGTCGAGCATAATGGTGGTGCTTTTGATGATTGGAATGATGCTTTTACATATTTTATTAATCGTAAATTTGGATTAGTTAGAACAAGAGTATCAACAACAACATTTATATTATAATACCTTTAAAATAACCCCCTAATCAATTAATATATAACTAAAAAAGGTTATGTATGATTGATTATATAATGCCCGAAGTGTCTAATAAGCTTGGCACTTGGAAATTGATTGATAATGTTTCTGATGGTTGGGCTGGTATTGAAAGCAATATTAAAAACTTCATCAATCAAGAAGATGGAGAAGAGCAAAAAAGTTATGATAATAGAGTAGCAAAATTAACACATTTTGATTATTTTAATAATACTATCGATGGTATAACTGGGCTTATATTTAAAAATAGAATTAAACTAAGTGAAGATACTCCATCTGAAGTGTTAGATTTAATTGAGGATATAGATTTAAATGGAACTCATTTAGATAATTTTATAGCAAACTCATTTAAAAAAGCACTTCAAAAAGGCGTATCATTTACTTTAATTGATCTACCAAAAGTAGAAGAACTTAAAAATAAAGCTGATGAAATAAATCAAAACATAAGACCTTATTTGATAGATGTTGCACCTGAAAATGTAACCGCTTGGAAAACATCTAAGATTAATAATAAAACAGTCTTGACAATGGTTAAAATTAGAGAATTTCAAACAATAGATGATCCTAAAAATCCTTATGCAACAATTCAAAAAGAAGTTTTTAGAGTATTACGAATTGGAACTTGGGAATTGCGGGAAAAAGATGACAAGGGTAATGAAGCATTGATTGATGATGGAACTACAAACTTAAATTACATTCCTTTTTATTGTCTAAACTTATCAAAAGAGGACACATTTATATCTAAATTACCATTTTTAGACTTAGCAAAACTAAACATTGCACATACTCAAATATTTACAGACACAAGACACTCAGCACATATTGCATCTGTTCCAATGTTGAAACTTTTAGGAATACAGCAAGATGAGTTAAAAGGCTTTATCGTATCAGCAAACAAAGCTATAAGCTCAAACAATTCAGATGCTAAAGTAGATTGGCTCGATTATGATGGAAAAGGTGTCGCAGTTAATGATACTTTGATGCTTAAAATCGAAAAGAGAATGGCTGAAATTGGATTAAATGTTTTAGCTGGAAGCGACAACAATGGAAATGTAACAGCAACCGAGATAAGAATATCTACAACTAAAGAACAAAGCAAAATAACTAAGTGGGTGAATAATTTATCTGATACTTATAATAATATTTTACTAGCTTTAGCGGGGGCTTATGGGCTTAATTATGGTGGAAGTATAGAAATAGAAGCAGATATTATTAAAGAGCCTTTAACGCCACAAGAGATACAAGCATATTCATCTATGGTTAGTAATGGGCAAATGAGTATAGATACTTTATGGGCTACATTAAAAACACATAAAAATTTACCTGATGAATTTGATGCAGAAGTTGAAAAAGAATTAGTATCAGTTGATGGATTACCTTTAGAAAATGAGTAAACAAACTTTAGAGCAAGAACTTTTAAAAGATTTTTTAATGCTTGAAAGATACAAGCCTGAAACTTTAGAAGTAATCACTAATAATTTAGAATTAGCAGTTAAAAATATAATTGACTTCATTTCTAATACTCAAAACAAAGCTAAAATTAGAACATTTATTAAAAAAGAGATGAATGTTGCTTTTAGTGAGCTAGACACCCTACTTTTAGATGATATTGATAAAATAACTGATGTAACTTGGTCCAAAACAGCTACAACTATGAGTCATTTTTTAGCTAAAGATTTAGTTCAAAAGATACCTAAAGCAATGCCAAAAAGAGTTAAGGAAAAATTACTTAATCCTAATCGTGATTTGATGGGTAATAACATTAATGATTTTAAATCAAGTTTTATTTATAACAATAATAACAAATTAAGACAAACTATTTTTAACGGCTTTGAAAAGAATTTAAGTACTCCACAAATTGCAAAAGAATTAAAACATATAATTGCATCAACTCACAGAAACCAGCTTAAAACAGTAGTTAAAACATCATTGTTTAGTGCAATTAATGAAGCTAAAGATGAAATGTTTAGCGATATTTTTAAAGATGATAAAAGTATTGTTTGGAGATATACGAGTGCTTTAGATACTAGGACATCTTTATATTGTATGACTGCGAACGGATATACAACTAAGGATAAATCTAAGGCAAAGTACAAGCCAAATTCACATTATAATTGTAGATCAATGTGGACTATTGAAAGCGATTTAGTTAAAACTCAAAAGGTCGTACAATGGGATGGTAAAACTGTAAATCATAGAGATGGAACTCACTCTACTAAATATAAAGTATCATCTGTAAAACGAATTGATAAAAATTCAACACCTAAACAAGTATTTGACAGTTTTGATGAAAAATATCAAATTAAATACATGGGTAAAAAGAGATTTGAATTATATAAGCAAGGTCGTTTAAAATATAGCGAAATGATTGATATTCAAAGAAATAAATTTATACCATTGAAAGAATTGATTTAATGACCTCCCTACCTATCTAAAAAATAGAAGTCCTCAGCTTGAGTGCTTGTCAGTAGGTGGGAACTTTTGAACTCTAATTATACAATAAATATTCTTAAAATAATACCTTTTTTTAATACTCCAATACTCGTAATATACCTTTAGACTGGATAGTCGAATTTTTTAGAGTTGGATAACTCACAAAAGGAACATTATGAGCAAATCAGAACAATTTAAAACTTATGTAAATGGTTTAGAATTAGGCGATGAAGTTAAAACGGATATTTTAACTAAATTTGGAAATGTAGATAAAAGCTATAGTGAAATAATTGAAGATATTAAGACATCAAGAGATGAAACAAAATCAAAATTAAACACATATAAAGAGCAATTATCAACAGTAAAAAACATTCTTGGATTAGATGATGATTTAAGTGAAGATGCAATTAAACAGAAACTGAAAAATAGTAGCAATGTTGAAAAAATAGAAGAAAAATATCAAGGTGATTTGCAAAAATTAAGAGATGAGTTATCTAAAGCTTCTAAAACTATCGAAGATAATAATTCAAAGCTTGAAGATTTAACTTTTAAAACTACAATTATTGATAATGGACTATTAGAACCTTTTGCTGATGAA